GTAAGGGCATTTGGACTTCCCGCTGCTGAACTACCCATCTTATGCGTCCTTCTTAACTAGGCCGACTGCAAAAAACTGTGCAGTTCGGAACGTAAACGTCAGTGCGCCACGAAGCGTGCGCTTTTTACCACTGGCAAAATCGATGTAACGACGGAACTCTCCGTAATGCTCACGCGCTTTGCCTTGCTCGATTTTCTTATTGCCGCAGTAACGATAGCCTCGCCGCACAGCCTCGCCCCACCATTTACCGTGCAGTGCGTTCATGCACCACACAACAGCCTCGCGCTTGGTAGCTGGGGAAAATGCGCCTGAGTTAACTGCGTGTGTCGCCACTACGCAGCTGCCAGTGTCGCTTGTACCCGATGAGTCTCTACTAACGGGTCTGGAGCTGCTTATTGGCGCACCTGACTGCTGGACCGGGCTTGTTGCCCCTGCAATGAATTGGTTTACGGGCTTACCTAAGTTTCGGTCATTCACGCCACCCGGAAGGGCAGCGGATATTGTGCCGGATGGAGAAAGGCCGAAACTAGCGTTTTGCTGGTCCACAGTCATAGCTCCTGTGTCTGCACCCGTCGCCGTCGGGAACATTGCCATTTGCTCATCAACGGTCATCGCACCAGTATTGCCTGAGCCGCCAGCGGCCTGCGTGTAATCTGTGCCAGCCGCATACCCAGCGCCAGCTGCCGCAGCCGCATCCGCCCCGCTAGTTCCGTATGGGGCCATTGGCTGCGCGCCAGTAACGGGATCAATAAAGGGAGCATTGATTGCAGCGTATTGGCCGGGGCGTCGCGCCTCAAGCTCAGCCATAGACTGCTCAAACATTGGGGCAGACGAATAACCTTGGATACCGCCCGCATATGTGGTCGGCGTGGGCATACCCTCCATGCCAGTTCCGCCTCCAGCTAAGCCAAACGCATCAGCCATTCCGGCTGTGTTTTGAAAGCCTGCTTGCTGCATTGGAGTAAACGCGGCAACGTCTGGACCGTAATATGGCGTGTAGCCAATTTTTGAAATCTCATCAGCTTTGGCAAGGTTCGCTCTTGCCGCATCCTCAATGTACTGAGGTATCGTAACCGTTGAGGATGTTGATCCACCTTTTCCGCCTGACATTACTCAAACTCCTTAATGTATGAGGCATGATGAGCTTCCCAGCCGTGTGCCTTTAATGGTTTCTTCCAGCCGTATCGGCCAGACATTGTTAGAGCGCTGCAACCCTGAGCTTTGCCCCATTCTATCACATCATCGTGCATATCTAAAATCTGGTCCAATTCACCGCCACCTAAGAAGACGTTTAGCACACGTTTCTTCGGATATACCACTATTTCAGTGACTATGCACCCCCTTGGCGTAGGCCACAGTTGCAACGTGCCTTTTTGCAAGCCAGCAACTACATCATCAAAGCCATGAGTGCCGCCGCTGTAGCTTAAAGCTGCCTCAATCCAAGGCTTGCATCTGTCTAGCTCTTTATCCATGCAACCTCGTAATCGCTATCGTTGAGGCTGGCGCGGCAGGCGCAAACGCAGTTGCGGCTGTTGCGTCAAGAAACCCAGTGGTGCTGTCTACTGCCCACATAGCCTCAAGGTAATCCCCAGCGTTAAGCTCAAATATTGACGAGCGCGACACAACCAGAACAGACCCGTTTTGGTGTAGTGCGTTTTTCATTGTGGACCCGGTAACGTCAGAGCCATTGACCCGTGGCCAAAACCAGAAGTTTACAGTTGAGCTTGATGTCGATGCGATCTGCGCAGAAAAGCTAATCATATACTGACCAGCCTCATCGAACACAATGCGAGAGGCTGGAGTGCCGTTAGAAATATTGTGAGCGCTGCTAGAAGTGTAAGTCAAAGCATAAGCTGTGTTTATAGCTACAGCCGTTTGGTCAGTGGTCACTGCCCCAGAGTATTTGCCGTCCTCCAAAACAACTTGCACCCATTCTCCGTTCTTTGAGACCACCGGGTAGCCGCTCGCGTTGTCCCACAACAAAACGCCATTTTCTGAGGCCGACGAGTAAGTCTCTTTAAAGCCAAGCTGATCCAAGGCCCGCCCAAGGTAGCGCCGCAGGTTCTCGGCCCACTGGCTTAGGTCCACAGTAATTGGCGGAAGTATCCGGCTCATCTCTGGCCCCCCGGCACCGCATCAAGCCTCATTATTCCAACGCGCCAGTCTGACTGGGAGTTTCCGCTTACACGCATTCTGACTTGTCGCCCCGTAAAGCGAAGGCTGGTCGGGTTGGCCATGCTGAACGGTCCAAATTCAAGCTCTGACCCCGTTGGGTAAAAGCGCGTTTTAAACGTAGCACTCACGTCGCCCAGCGTCTTTTCATCTGGGATCATGCCGCGAACAGCCATGACCTGCTCCCCGACGCCAACTGCAATAGGCCCAGTCTCAGCAAAAGGTGTCTGAGTCCCATAGTTGAACCCGATCTCATGCTCATAAAGTATTCCGTCTGGCGCAATCCAAAACGGCTGACGGAATACGCCGCGATCAACGCCCGCCGTCCGGTCAATGTCGCCCGTCATCCAAACCTTTTCGCTATAGTCAAAAGCAACATAACGATCACATTCTGTACTGGAACCACTTGGGTAAAACCACCAGATTTCTCCGAATTCGCTGTTGACTACGGCGTGGACCTTTGACCTCTGGTCATTGTTCATATCGCTAAAAACGTAGTCAGAAACATCACATGGAAGGTCGGCCACAGCGCCACCGGAGTAAAAGAAGAACGAGCGCCGACCCATCCACACAACGCCTTCATCTATTGAAGCCGCTGCGTTAGCGGCTATAAGCCCGCATGATGTTCCAACTCTTTGAAATCCATACACAAAAGGAGGGCCGGAGTATGTGGCGGCGTGAGCGTCTTGGTCTGTAAGGATTAACGATTGGCCGCGTGTGCGCATTCCCTTCAGGATTACGCCGTTCGTTTGGATTTCAATGTCACCAGCTTCGTTGGTCGCCGCTGGCGTCCAAGTGTTGTTATCCTCACGGTCAGACCATGCAACCTTTCTAGCATTGCCACCAGCGCCAAAGGCGAACACAAAACGCTCCTCTGTCACCATCATGCCGGAACAGTTAATTGGCGCGTTAGATAATGCTGCGGCTGGTGTTGCGCTGTTCAGCTGCCACTCGTAAATTTTACCATCGTCAGCGGTACATCCTAAAAGATATTCGCCCCAATTTTCCAAGCTCCATGTCGTTGCCGGAGAGTTTGCTCCCTGATCCTGAGACGGAACGCCATAAAGCCCTCCGCTGTATGGAGCGCTGCCGTATCCCGTAAATGCTGAAGCGTCAACGCTTCCGGCCACAAAACCAACGGGAGTGATGTCTGTCACCGCGTTGCCAGCGGTCATTGCAAACAATTTATTGTGTGTGCCAAATGCCACGCGGCGGTCATTGCTGTTGTCTTCCCACGCGATGATTGTGCGAACAACACCGTTAATGTCCACACTTCCACGTTGACGCCATCCGGCAACAGGACGCAAAGCGCCTTCATGCCAGCGCACCAAGTTGGCGTCACGCCAGCGTCCTTGAGACTGGTATTCAGTGCCGTTTCTGTATTGGCCAGCTGGAATGTTAAGCGGTATTAGAGGCATTTCATTTCCTTACGGCTCAATCGGCCAATCGACATCGTTTAAGTATGGAAAGTTTACATTATTGGTAATGTCTCGCAGAGCTTGGCGGTGCTTCTTAACGTCGTATGGCACGCTGTCACCGCTCTCATAGCACCTAGATACAATCCAGTCTGTTTCCGATAGCCTAAAGTTTCTTTGAGCGCGAACTAGAGCAGCGTTCTGCGCATCAACTTTTACCCTTTCTGCGTCGTTCATTTCCACAGTAGACCATGACTGTTTCCAAATTCCAGCACTTGTTCGAACAGGGGAACATTCAGTAGCCTTCTGATACCGCTCCAAATCCGGCTGGCTGCTGTAGTCGTATATACCGTAACCTAAAGGCTCAACATCATTCGCTGTGAAATATTTTGGAAACGAAGTGTTTTTAAAAAGTTGACGGAAGTTCTGCTCTGCAACTGGGCCACCAACTGCAACGCCGCCCTCAATCTTAATAAAAAGCGTCATTAAACATCCCCTGTGTTCGTAGATGGGAACTGTCGCGTGTCACCCGGCCAGATTATACGAAGGCCACCATTGCCGCCATTACCGCTACTGGAGCGAGCGCCGCCGCCGTACTCAGCAGGCGGCATGGGTGAGCCTGCGGGGATGATGTCATTTCTGTCTGGACCAGTGTCGCCGCCAGAGCCACCTCTACCCCCCGTTGTTCCTACAGCAGACGCGCCGCCACCCGCTATACCTCCAGCACCACTAGAGCCTTGACCAAGTAACCCAACACCGCCGCCGCCAGCAGCTTGAACGCCATTAAAGGTGCCGCCAGAGGTAGAGCCGCCGCCGCCACCACCGCCGGAGCCACTGCTACCATTAACTGCTGGGGCAAACTGACTTGTGTCTACAAGAGTGCCGCCTGCGCCGCCAGATCCAGAATAACCACCAGCGCCACCGCCACCGCCGTGAAATTGGGTTCCATAACCGCCTTTTGCACCGTTATTTCCACCATTTCCTCCGCCGGACACTAACGTACCGCCATATGTGCCGGGGTTAACAACAGAAGAGTAAGGAGGACCACCCGTGCCTACTTGCTTTGCCCCTCCTCCGTAAACATAAGCATCCAATAAAGAAGACACGCCAACCTCTGCAAAAAAGCTGTCGCCTCCGCTGCAATCACCAAAATTGTTCTGGTCTCGCCCGCCACCGCCTACACGAACCTTATAGCTTTTGTCTGGAACAACAGGTATGTTGTTCGCATAACCTAATCCGCCACCCGGTCCACCCGAGTAGCCAGAACTTACCACAATCGTACCAGCTCCGCCCCCAACAGCAACAACGGAAATACTCCGAACGCCCGGTGGGCAGACCCAAGTGAATGTCTCGCTAGTTGAACCACTAGGCTCAAACAACTGTTGGCCCGGTGGCTCGACATAACCGCCACCCGCAGCGCCAAGCAAAATATTTTGAGAGTTTTTATCCATAAAAAACCTCAGTTTGTATAGTTAATGAGCGCAGCGCCGCGCCAGCGCGCGCCACCGTTTTCGGTGAACAGAACAAACACATGAGTTTTTCCAGCTGTCAAAATAGGAGCCTCGTCTCTAGGCCATTTTACCGAACTAGGCCATGTAACTGTGCCGCTCGTGTGCGTAAGCTCAAGTGTCAAAGAGTAACTTACTCCCGAGGGGACATTGCTAAACGAAAAAGTGCTGTTTGCAGAAATTGTCTTTGTAAAGTAGTTTCCGGCAGAACAGTCTATATCAGTACCGCCCATAACAACAATGTTGCTGCGGTAAGCGCCATTTGAAAAAGAACTGCCGTTAATGGATACATCGCCGCCAATAGATACATCGCCGTTTACGTCAGCCGTTAGCACCTTGCTGGGCTGAGATGTACCTAAAGTGGTTACATTGACATAATTTAACTCAGCGGTTGTAGCGGTTACACCGTCAAGCAAGTTTAGCTCAGCAGTTGTAGCCGTTACTCCGTCAAGCAGGTTTATATCAGCTGTGCTGGCAGTTACGCCGTCCAGAATGTTAAGCTCCGCAGTAGAAGCTGTCACTCCGTCAAGTATGTTAATTTCTGCTGTGGTAGAAGTTACGCCATCTAGAATGTTTAGCTCAACAGTGGTTGCAGTAACGCCATTAAGCAAGTTTAGCTCTGCGGTTGTCGCCGTTACGCCATCTAAAAGATTTATTTCCGCCGTCGTCGCCGTCACACCGTCAAGAATGTTTAACTCGGCAGTCGTTACCGTGGCCCCGTCAAGAATTTGGAACTCAGCCGCTGATACACCGCCAAGAACAGTGTCAACACTGTCCCAGTTTGCATTTAGCTTTGTACCCCATGTATCCTCGGACGCTCCAATCTCAGGCTTAACAAAGCTATAGTTTGTAGTGTTTGTGTCGGCCATTTGCTTGCCCATTCCCTTTTATATGACGCAGATTATCGCCACATTAACATTTTACACAGCGTGAGGCAATCAGCTTGCAAATTAAGAGTTTGCTGCAATAGCAGCGTTGGTGGCAGTCATGTCTTCTGTAGTCCAGAAGTCTTTAGCCACCATCAGCTCTAGATGCTCTACGTTACGAGCAACTGTCTCTGTCCAGTCTGCATCATCCATGCCTTCTGGTTTGCCAGCATTAAGCAAGTCAACAGAGTGACCCATTGCTGTGTAGTGCTGTGCGATTTCTTCTGCGGTCGGTGTGTCAGTCATTTGTTTTCTCCTTTTGACTAATTTCGTTGGTCTCGGGTATTAGTTGGTAGTCAAAAAGTCGTTCAACATCAGCATTGTAGTAGACGTTAGTGCAATACCAGTTGTTTTTGCTCTATTGGTGCTATTTAATAAGGCTTGCTCAAAACTGTCGGCGTTTCGAAAGGTTCCATCAAACTTAATCTGATAACCCCTAGTCGGCGTTAGTCCCGAGAGACCCGTTGCAATGGTTCCAGCGTTGTTTATTTTTACAGCTGTGTTCGCAGATGCCGCCTCGGCTGCAACACCTATAAAAGTCTCGTAGTTATCTTCAATTGGCCTATGCGAATAAGCCTCGAAATTGGTTTCATTGCCAACGGTAAAAAAACCTGTCTGTGTGTTAAGGGTTCCGCAAACTATATTGTCTCCGTTATTATAATATACTATATCTTCAAAATTACCCAGCCATGTATTACTTGCTGTTTTATTATAAGCCAACACGCCGTCATTATTATACACAGCAAATGAGTAATATTTATTATCGGACGGATCATACCCTCCAACACAACCCGGCCCACTATTAGAATGTACGCTATACGGGCTGGCAGGTGATATTGTGGTTCCACTCACATTGTACTGAAATACACCAGTATTGTTTCCATACTTTGCAAGATACGCTGCATCGTAGGTAGTGCCTGTGCCGCTAAGCCTAAAGGCCATTGCAGGGGCGTTATTGCTAGAACCGTCAGTGGTTAAAAAAGTTTGACTGCCCCAAGTCCAAGAACTTCCACTCCATTGACCAGCAATGGCCTTTTTACCACTTTGTGACCAGTGAAATATTACGGTACTTCCTACACTGATTATAGCAAACGCATTTGCATAGTTGATGGCAAATCTATTGCTGGATGGGCCGTCAGCACTAGACCAAGATTGAGATGAAGCTCCAATAGTTCCTACCCTCGCAACGGCATAACCGTTGTTTTGGTCATACATAATATATGTGTAATTATCAGATGCGTTGTAATATGCTGCCAGCTTATATGCAAAACCCATTCCAACAGATGTGTCGATAGTGGCGGTGCTTTCTGTTGATAGGGTCGTTCCACTTATAGAACATGCCCTACAGCTAAGTGTGTTGTTTACACGATAAAAAGCTAAAAGTCTGTTTACATTACTGTCGTAAGCAAGTGTTGTCCCATCGTAATTCCCGCTGCTTAAGTAATGATAACTACCAAAAGTGTATGCACCTGTGCTTGCGTCTTGGGTTGCCAGCATAACTCCCATATTATTATTGGTAGAGTTATACATCAAAAATGCTGTTTTATCTACCTCTGGTATGTAGAGGACTTCATAGAGCCTATATGCAAACCCCACATCAGACGAGAATATTTCACGAGTACCACCTACTCTAGCAACTTTCTCAACCTTACCCGTATCGAAATTAAAAGATAGTCTATCTCCTTCAACAACAGCCTCAGAAGTGGTAAGTTCAATTCCACCACCGCCGCCTCCAACACCGGCTGCACCTAGTGCGCTTACTGTAGCCGCATCTACTGACGCAATATTACTAAGCTGTCTGCTATCATTTATGACGGTTGTGCCGCCTACCTTAATCGCCATCTTCGTATCCTTTTACTATTAGCGTTATGATTACCAAGGAACCCCAATAATCGTAGTTGGGTTCAGTGCAGCGTTTATCTTTTCAGTGACGCTTGCCTGAACGTCTTCACGAACAACAGTTTTCCAAATCCACCCAAGCACGTCTGCCTGAGTTAAATTGTCAAATGCAATGAAATCAGAAGCACCTTCATCAGGTGTCCATTCCGTTGTGCCGGATACGGAAGCATTGGCGTCACCACTAATACCCTCACAAATCCAATGTGCTAATATTACGCCGCCATCTACTGCGTTTCGCTCAAGGTTTTCGATAATCCAAGCGTGCCTTAATGTCATTTTATTCTCCTAACGCAGCTATGAATATTAGCTGATTGTTGCGTTTGAATTAACGCTGCCTACAACATCAAGGTTGCCGCTTGCGTCTAGCTTCATCTTGTTTGAGCCGCCTGTGGCGAAGTACAACGAGCCGCCGCTTTCGGTGATGGTCCAGCCGTTGATTGTGAAGCTGTTAGATGCAGCACTAATGTTAAGGCCCGGTATGCGGAAGGCTGTGATGCTGCTGTTACCAAGGGTGATCTCGTTGGACACTGTGGCAGAGGAAGCATCAGAGCCATTACCGATGACCGTGTTGTTTGAACCTGTGGTAATGCCTTCGCCAGCCTGTTGGCCTACAGCCGTGTTTTGACCGCCATAAGAGCTATAAAGTGCATTCCTACCGACAGCTACATTTGAAGACGTAGTTGTATTTGAGTACAGGGCAGCATTGCCTATAGCTATGTTGTCTATCCCAGTAGTGTTAAGTTTACCAGCTATTCGCCCACCAAAAAAGTTATACTGTCCTGTGGTGTTGCTGTACCCAGCTTGTTCACCTCCAAAGAAGTTGTTGCCACCTGTGGTAGTACTGTATCCAGCTTGATAACCAATAGCGGTGTTGTTACTGTGGGAGTTACCAGATACACCCAAGAGGGCTTGATTGCCTACAGCTACGTTTGAATTTCCCGTAACATTATTGCGTAGTGCATTATAGCCAATTCCAACATTATAGTATGTTTCTGTAGCAGCGTAACCCGCTGAATGACCGAAGTAGCTATTGCGTATCCCGATGGTAGAATTATAACCTGCTTGGTAGCCATAAAAGTTATTGCTAGACCCCGTTGTATTAGAATACCCTGCGTATGCTCCTGTAAAGTTATTGTAACCACCTGTGGTGGTGTTGTACCCAGATCTATAGCTACCAAAGAAGTTGTGTCCACCAGTGGAGATTCTATAACCTGCTTGGTTGCCAATGGCTGTGTTGTTGCTGTGAGAGAAACCTGTAGAACCAAGCAGAGCTTGATAACCCAAAGCGGAGTTGCCGCCAGCTGTTAGATTACGATAGAGAGCTTGAGTGCCTACAGCTACGTTTTCAGTACCAGTGGTGTTAAACCTCATCGTGAGGCCACCTATGGCTACGTTGTTACTGGCTGTACTATCAGCCGCTGCTTCTGTACCAATAGCTACGTTGTAAGTACCACTGACGTTATCGTACCCGGCATCTTTGCCCAAGAATACGTTGTTGCCGCCTGTAGTGTTGCTGTAACCTGACTGGAAGCCCCCAAAGAAGTTGTCGCCGCCTGTGGTGATACTATAGCCAGATCCAGAGCCAATGGCAGTGTTGTTGCTGGATGTAGCATTATAACCAGACTGATAGCCGAAATAGGAATTATGACTACCTGTATTGTTGGCAAACATAGTATAACTGCCAAATGTTGAGTTGTAGCTCCCCGTTGTGATTTGCCGCCCTGACGGTCCCCCAACTGCCGTGTTTCTAATGGCTGTTGTGGCTGTTACTAAAGTTTCCGCCCCTATGCCAACAGACAAACTTCCAGAAGTATTCGCTTTAAGTGCTTGCCAGCCAATACCAACATTACTTGCACCTGTGGAAACTTTAAGTGCGTCTTTACCTAAAGCAGCATTCTTGTCTCCCGTTGAAGATGACAGGGCAAATGTACCAAGCCCAACAGAGTCAGCCGAGGTGAACCCATTACTCAAATCATTAATGCCACCACTGAAGTTAAACGTGATAGTCTCATTACCTGATTGGTCTGTAGTAAAGTCACCGCCGCCAGACAAAGCTGTACCAGCACTCAGTGTAATCGTAGCATTGTTAGGCGCAGTTAGTGCCGCCCAATCGTAGTCTGAGCCTGTCCACTTTAGGAACTCGCCAGTGGCTGCTGTGCCAGTGTTGAGGTGTGTGTCAACATCAGCGTCCGTATATCCGGCTGGCACGCTTGCCCAATCGTAATCAGAGCCGTTCCATGAAAGATACTCTCCAGAAGAGGCCGTGCTTGTGTTAAGGTGGCTATCAACTAACGGATCAACATTACCAGCGTCAGTGACGTTTGCGCCAGCCTCTACGCCAGATAGTTTAGTTTTTTCCGCATCTGTAAACGCATTTGTGTTTGAGTTGCTTTCGTAAGCAGTCTTTATCTCGCTTGCAGTTTGGTCTGCGGTAGCGCCAGCCTCAATACCGTTTAACTTGCTGTTGAGCGCGGTTGTGTATGATGCGGTCGTAGCAGCAAGAATAGCGGAATATGCCTGAACATTTGTGCCTATTTCAAGACCCAGATTAGTGCGGGATGCGCTGGCATTATTTACATCTGACAGGTTGTTGGCGACTAAAAGAGCGCCCGATAGAGAAGCATAGGCGGCAAGCCACGCGCTGCCGTCATAAACTTTCATAACATCGTCTGTCGTGTTGAAATACAACGCGCCAGAAACAAGCGGGTTGCCGTCGTTATCAACGGTAGGATCTGATGCTTTAGAACCCAGATACCTGTCATCAAAGTTGTCAAGCGCCGCAAGTGCTGCGTCTTTAGCAGCTTCCGATGCGGTTGCAGAATTCGCACTTGCTGTGGCAGATGCTGCGGCCTCACCAGCTTTTGTGGTAGCCGTAGCAGCGTCAGTCGACGCAGATGTAGCCGAAGAAGCCGCGTTGGTTTCGCTTGTCGAGGCATTAGATGCGCTTGTCGATGCAGAAGATGCGCTTGCAGCAGCATTGGTTTCAGATGTTTGAGCGTTGGTCTCAGCGGTTTCAGCGGCAGCTTCAGATGCGGCGGCGTTAGATGCTGAAGTAGACGCCTCAGACGCCTTTGTGGTAGCTGTAGCAGCCGAGGCGGTCGCGGAGGTGGCTGAGGATGATGCAGACGCTTCAGACGCCGCTGCGTTGGACGCAGAGGTAGCTGCCTCAGACGCTTTGGTTGTAGCCGTCGATGCAGACGTTGCAGCATTAGACGCAGAAATCGCGGCCTCAGACGCTTTAGTTGTGGCCGTGCTTGCAGACGTTGCCGCAGAAGTCTGCGCCGCCTCGGCTGCCGCTTGAGCGGTTTCCGCATTAGTCTCGGCAATCTCAGCCGCAGTTTTAGCTGCCGTTGCAGACGCGGCGCTTGTCGATGCAGATGACGCTGATGTTGAAGCGGACGACGCGCTTGACGTAGCGGAAGTTGCGCTGGACGTAGCTGACGCTGCTGACGATGCTGCGCCAGTAGCTGACGTGGCAGCAGCAGACTGCGAAGCGGCGGCGTTTGTCTCGGCGGTTTCCGCGTTTGTCTCAGCTGTCTCCGCCGCAGCTTGCGCCGCTAATGCCGCAGCCTTTGCAGCGTCAACAGTGGTAACTGTACTGGCC